GAGTTAGCTGCGTTAGTTGCTGATGTTGCTGCTGCGCTAGCAGAATTGCTTGCATTAGTAGCTGCGGTGCTTGCTGTAGATTCAGATGCTGCAGCATTAGTAGCAGAGGTAGATGCAGCGCTAGCAGAGTTACTAGCATTAGTAGCTGCAGTGCTTGCAGTAGACGCTGACGAAGTAGCACTGCTGGCTGCTGACGATGCTGTTGATGCTGATGCTGCTGCATTAGTCTCTGATGTAGCTGCTGCAGACTCTGAAGAAGCTGCATGAGACTCACTGCTAGCTGCCGCTGAAGCTGAATTAGATGCGTTAGTTGCAGCAGTGCTTGCAGTAGATGCTGATGAAATAGCTGACGTAGCCGCATTAACTGCATTTGTTTCAGAAGTGGCTGCATTACTAGCTGATGTAGTAGCACTAGATGCAGCACTAGAAGCTGTAGATGCTGCATTAACAGCACTGTTTGAAGAAGCTAATGCAGCAGATGCAGAACTTGCTGCAGCGTTAGCAGAAGAAGTAGCAGAGTTTGCTGAAGATAATGCTGCAGATGCAGAAGAAGAAGCAGCGTTAGATGAATTAGTTGCTGATGTTGCTGCTGATGAAGCTGTAGACGCTGAAGATGCTGCAGCAGTGGCTGAGTTAGCGGCTGCAGTAGCTGATGCTGTAGCTTCGTTAGCTTTAGTTGTAGCAATTACTGCTTGATTAGAAGCGTCACCAGTCGCATCACCAGTACCGCCTACTCCGCGATAGATACCCAATTGACTCTCCTTACAGTTTACTCAATACACTGAGTATTTTTACTCAATGCACTTAGTAAACTGCCCAGGCTTTTACACCTGGGCAGATACTACTTAGCCAAGAACAGCCAGAGCAACAGCGTTCTCAGGACGCACTTGCTTGACACCGTACAGCATGTCAGACGTGAAGAGCGTGCCGAGGTACTCTTGCTTGTACTGAGTCTGCGAGCGAACACCCATCTGCTCAACAAGCACGAATGCATCTTTGTGTGCCATCAGAGCAATACGGGGGTTAACGTCACCAGCACCAGCAGTGGTAGCCGTGTCGCAGTTGGTAGAAACGTAGACCTTAACACCGTAGATGTCACCGATCTGACCATTGCGGATGGTGTTGGAAGAACCAACCTCACCAACAAAAGCTTGCTCAGTGAAACGATCCAGACCCATCAGCTCGTTACGAGTCGAAGGAGGAACAATAAAGAAACGATCCGTCATGGGAACGTCATTGTCATCGAGGCGCTGAATGGTGCGACGAATACCTGCGTCAGCAATCGCTGCTTCGTTACCAGTGTTGGTGTTGGCGGTAGGATCAAAAGCAGTCACACCGTCAGAAGCGAGGAAAGCGTTAGCGTAGGTGAACGTAGCATCCGTACCGTTCCAGGTGCCGCTGTTAAGCAGACGACCAAGACGGATCAGGTCAGTGTCAACTTGCTTAGCAAGAGCATAGCCAGCGTCATCGGTGTAGAATTTACGAAGCGAAGACAGAGCTTGCACTTCGACGATGTCCTCGATCAGACGGCTGTACTCATAGTGCTTGTTAACGAGAACTTGAACTTCGTCCTCGGTAGCAGCAATCAAGCTAACCTGGGTGCTAGCAGCTTTGGCAGAAGCCTCACCGCGAGTGGGTTTAGGGATGTGCAGCGTATCGCCCTTCTTGCCTTTGAAGGCCATCTTGGAGAACAGGTTAGCAGCAACCAGGTTCTTTTTATACGCAGCAATAATTTCGTCGGACCAAATCTCTGGGATAAATTTATCCGCAGTAGTTTTAGTTACGTGATTGGTACCAAGAGCCATTTTTAATTCCTTTCAGTTATGAAATTTAGATCACACGACCTTCAGCGTATGCAGCCATAATTTCTGGTTGTAGCTGCTGATAACGATCAGGGTCTTCAATTTGTAGTCGGATCAGATCTGCTCGTCTGTACTTCTTTTGGGAGTCAAGACCAACAGTACCCGTGTCAACAGCAGCAGCTTTCATGGCTTTAGTCCGTTGTTCCTTAGTCACTTGCTGTACTTCTGCAGTTTGCTTAACTTGCTTAGTAGCTTTTAATTCTTTAAACGTACTAATAAGCTCAGCTGCTGTGTCAAAGTCATACTGAGTGTCGGCAATCGTGTACAAGTTCTTACGAACTGTAGAACTATTAATCCACTCAGCAAAGCTAGGATCAGAAACAACTTCTTTAAAATCAGGAAATGCTTGTTGCAGTTTAGTTTGCACTTGCATCTTCTTAAACTCAGCAGCTTGCATCTGAGCTTGTTGGATAGCTGGGTGCTTCTCTACTGCTTTGCTTACTGCTTTTCTCGGGTCTTCAAAGAAGTCAACTTCGTCTTCTTCTTTAGCGGCTGTTACCTGTGGTGCAGGTGTGCTGATTTGTCGCTTGATTAACTCATCTGCCAGCTTCCGAACTTCACCAACTTCCTGGGCTTGACGACCAATTAGCTTCTCAGCCTCTTGGTGCATACGTACAATATCTTTTAACGTCTTACCTTTGTACTTACCTGGAAGATCTTCCTCTTCTTCCTCTGCTTGAGTTTCCTGTTCTACAGGCTCTTGCTGCTCTTGAGGCTCTTCCTGCTCAGGCTGTTGAAAAACTTCTTCTACTTCAGATTCGTCTTCGTCTTGCGGTTCAGTAAATGTAGCCACTATATCCTCCTGTCACATTGAGTGATTATAGGAATTAAAAATGTTGCCTGGAATCAACCATATTGTTTCTTGTAGGCAACCCTCGTTGCTTCTTCATGCTTCTTTGCCCACTTGTCAGCCGCTGTCGGAAACGCACCTGTGATGCCCTCGAGCGCAATACGTGGAGCTGAAACTATTCTTGAAGCGTCATTACGACAATGAGGACACTCGACTACAAGCACCTCATCATCAATAAACTTTTCGGTTACGTGTCCTTTGACACACCTAAACTCAAATATTCTTTTGGTCATTTAGTTCTTCCCATGCTCGTTCACTCACACTCTTGAGTTCTACAAGCCAACGAAGAATGTCTAACTGACCTTTACGAAACCATAAGTCTTTCTCAGAACTTATAGAATCAATATCTTTATACGTGTCCAACATGACTTGAGCATCAGCTACCAAGTCTTTAAAGCCCTCGGTAGTCATCATGTTGAACCGCTCTTCGTAGTATTTCTGTAGAACTTTGTCCAAAGGAGTTCCTATCTAATGAGTATATTATACCACAAATTTAATCATTTGTCAAGAGGTTTGCATCTGTTTCTCAACTATTTTTTCTTTAGATGCAATCTCACGCTCCTTCAGCAGTAGCTCTGCAATCTTAGCCCTACGCTCAAACTCATTCTGAGACTGGTCAGGAATGTTGGTAGAGATAGATTGGATGACTCGTGCTCGCATTTCCTCTGGCATAAGCTGAGCCTCAACGCTAGCCTTCTGTGCCTTTGCAAGGCTCTCCTGAGCGTTTGCTTGGCTTTCTGCTGCTCGACCCTGTAGCTCCTGTATCTGAGCCTGCAGAAGCTGTAGCTGAGCCTGTAGCTGGGCTTGCTGAGCCTGTTGTGCCTGGGGATCTGGCTGAGACATCTGCTGTAGCTGCTGAAGCAACTGCTCACGGTTAGCAAGGCTAGAAGATTCTACGATACCTGCGAGCACAATAGGCACGATAGGAGACTGAGGACCAAGAGTCTGGAGCAAACCAATCATCTGCTGCTGCTCGTACTCCTTGGCAATCATACCAATTGAACCAACAGGCATGAACTTGTAGTCCTGCGATGGGTAACGATCAGGATCAAACTGCATGTAGCGGTAAGCAACCTTACGCACTAAGGGAATGACAAAGTCATGCTGGAAGTTCAGCAGAGCCTGCTTGTTCTTTTTGATCATAGCAGACATAGCAAGAGACATTCCAACCCCGCCAGCACCCTGTCCTGACGCTGTAGCACGTGTCAGCTCAGCAGAGTCCAGCGTACCTGTAGCCTTGAGTAGCATGTTCTCAAAGCCTTTAGCAGTCTCGTAGTTAGCTGGGTCAGTGTTACCAAACTTAAAGGGAAACAGTACCTCTTGAGGATTACCGTTAACCAGAATACTCTTACCTGGTTGAACAGTAGTTTTCATTCCACGAGGAAGCTTAGTAGCATCTGCTGCAATCATAGGAGCAGTAGTCAGAGCCAGGCTATCTAAGTGTGAACGGATCTGAGCGTCAATAGCCTTCTGCATATTGTAGCCCTTCTCAACCGTACCAATACCCCAGAACCTTCCAGGTACAGTCTCAGGACGATGAGCGACAATAGGACGATCTTTCATCATGTAAGGAGAAGCTTCAGCCTTGAGCAGGTACTGGTCATTAGCAATGACAACAACAGCTTCTACCAGATCTGATACCTGGTCTGCCTCAGAATCTTCAGGGAATAGGTCAGCTACTTCTGTGCCATCAGACTCCAGGGTCTCAAGATACTCTCGAGGCACCAGACCATAGTAACGAAGAACCTTTACCTTGTCGTCCTGATAGATAGACTCAGTAGCTGTAGGCTCAAGGTCAGTGTCATCATAGTAAGGTTGAATGTTTACTTTACGATAGATACCATCCTCAATGCCTTTAACAATCTTAAACAGGCTGGTGTACTCCTCAACTGCTACGCCCAAAGCCTCGTCAATAGTCTCAGCATTAGGATCAATCAAGAAGTTACGTGGGTGAATCATCTTGGACGGTACGCTGGTAACTTCCGTCTCAGACACACCATAGGCAGCCATAGGCGACCCAGGGATCTGCTGCATCGTAGGTGCTTTCTCGATCTTGCTCTTGACAAGAATCTCAGCGCATGCAGTACCAAAGATCTCAGCGGTACGAGCTACTTCTTTAATAAGCTTCTCGTAACCTTCTTTCGTCATGTCTTCTTTGAGCTGGGCTTTTAGCTGCTCTACATCAACCTTCTGCTGGTCAGCTACGTCATCACGAATATCAAAGAACCCAGAGTTTCCTCCAAGGGCTTCGAGCATTTCTACAGTCTTGTTCTCAACTGCCTCACGAATAGCAGGAGTAACAATACGTGAACGCTCAGAGTCTCGAGTCTTGTCTTCATCAGACCAGATACCGTAGTAGAGACGCTCATACTCATCCCACTTCTTCTGGAAGTTAGTGTCACGCCAGTCGCGCCAGCGGTCACAGTGATCTACAACAAAAGCAGTAAGCTCTTTGTCTGCTTCTGTTACTTTATCTTCTTCTACGCTGGAGTAG